CTATTGTCCCATAACTGTACAGAAGTACGATAGAATAGTGTCCTTCGTTGTCCTGGACTGTTTTCCTGGACATTGAGCCAGTACTGTTTGTTGGTATGCGTCCTAGTTCTCTAGTTGCTTGTGTAGTCATTAGTTATTCTCCTTTATGTTTGTAATGTTCATCTTACTAGACTCCTGAATTAAAGTTTGCATATTTAGTTAAATATACTTTTAGCTTAATATCTGAACTCCAGTCCCATTCGGTTGTTATACCATGTTGTTCTAGTATGCCGATTAGTAACTTATAAGAAGCATGTGATTCGCCATGGTGGAGTAAATAAATATATTCTCCTTTATGTGATTCAGGTAAACTGCCCCACTTGAATGATTCCCTGTTCTCTTTGTATGCCTCATTATATCCTTGTTTGTCCTGGATATTGTACGCCACATAGTTTTTAGAATATTCTATCCGAGGACTACCTGCCATGCAGCTAGTACAACAATTATATTCTAGGTTCTCAGGTGTTCCTGTTGTCCATTGAGTAAAGGTATCTAGTTCACAGAATGCCTTATCCAATGCGTTCAATAGGTTCTTACGCCTACTGATTGTAGTTCTTTTAGTTAGTTTGTTTGTCATTAGTTTTTCTCCTTTTTATGCTCTAGCTCTGTCGTATGTCTTACCTGTGATTGTGTCGCCTGGTAAGTAACTGATTAATTTTCTACCTGGTTCTAATCTATTGAATGAAACTAGAACTTTGTAGGTGGTAGTCCTGAATCCTATAAGTCCAGGACTAGATTCTACTCCTTTTGTAGTTTCTTTTTTTACATAACCTGATTTTGTCATGCACTTCATACATTGTACACCGACTTCATCAGCTGACTTGTTGGATACAAATCCTCTTACATTCTTAGAACCGCATAACACATCTTGGGCAAACCAGTCTATTTCTACTGACTCATCTAAGAAGTGTGTTGTACCAGTTCTAGCGTTGAATATCTTCATTAGTTTTTCTCCTTAAACTCAGGGCAAGTTTTACAGTAGAATGAATTTTCATCCGACTGGATTTCTTCTCCGATTGCTAGTTCTCTTTGACACCAGTAACATTTGAACTTTGGTATTATGTTAGCCATTTTAGTTTCTCCTTTGTTTATGATACTTATATAAGTATCTACCTGCCCACTACTAAATGGGCAGTTAGATAATTACTAATCTTTATTTAGTAAATCACTTAGTTTCTTTTGCTTATAGTCTGCTGAGCGTTGGATATAATCTAGTGCTGACTGTTCAAGGTCATCCTTTAGAGTTTGATATTTCATATCAGGTAACCAATTACTAGCCAGTTTTAATATGTCGTTTAACTCTTTAACTATCTCTGTATTTTCCATTTTAGTTTCTCCTTGTTTAGTTTGTAAGATTAACCTTACTAGATACCAGGACTATGCAAAGTATTTCTTCTATTTATTTTCTCAATGTTTACTTGCTTATTTACAGTACCTTAAAAAAAACTTTGTCAGGTTGGTTCACAATTTACCTTGATAGATTCCTTAGACAATTGAAGCGGAAATTTACAAATAGTTCAGACATAAGGTTAATAGGAGGTGAAAAACAAATATGAAACATAGCTTCAAATATCTACAATATAAATATCAAACTCGTTGTCTTTGGTGCGGTGCTTATCACTCATCTGACTGGGTAGTTTGTCATCAATGCGCAACAAGGAGGAGAATTAAAAGAGGATACAATAGTTAATCTATTTAAACCTGGTATCCCTCCTCAGTTACAAATTAAAACAGTACCATATCCCTACACATACTATATATTGTGGTGCAGGTAACACATACATACTAGATGTAGTGGTACTACATATTGTATAATACTATATATAGTATAAGGTTTTAGTAGGGTAGGGTTCAATGTTGGGGTGCAACAACTTCGTTGTTTATCCCCTTAGAATATGCTGTTAAAGAGGTACAATAAAGAGGGGTACTATATGTAGTATGTACTATATTAAAGGGTACTTTACAAGTAAGTATACTATTTGTGAGGGATTATCACTATATAAAACAGTAAAGGTAGGTACAGCTAACCCTGTGTCACTCCCTCCCAAAACCAGAATGAACTATGTAGTAACATTTAAATATGTGAAATAATAGCCTTTAACGCTAGTTACCATGGTCCTGCTAAGCCACTTTATTGACTGTGTATTGTCAGAAATCCTTTTCTAAAAGCAGGAAGGATGCCTTGCTTGTTTCTTTACTATACCATGCTTTGTTTTTAGTGGTAGTATTTATTATGGGGTTTTTGTTTAGTAAGAGTTTCCTCCTTTCGCTTACGCTTAATCACAGAAACCCCATACCTTTTACTTGCATAGTAGTAATGTATGCTATAATACATTACAAGAAAGGCAATATAAATCAATCCTTCTGGATTAATATATAGCCCTCCTTTCTTTGTTTGTATAGTACGAGCCTCACGCAAGTGAGGCTTTGCTATAGGTGGACATAAGATACCTAAAAATAAAAATTTTTTTCTCACTTACTGCAGGGGGACGACTATAGTACTTATACCTGGAAAATCCAGGTGGAGCTATGGGGATAGCTTCTATTTATAATAAGAAAGAAAAACTTTTCATCTAAGAAACAGTATGTGGTGTACAGTGTAAGAGAGGAATGTTTTTGTGGATTGTTATATTTTTCATAACAGTAATGGACGACTGTACGAACAGAACCTCGCTTCGGCGGGGTTTTGTGTTATCATTAAAGAAATATATTTAGGAGATATAATGGTTAATAAAAAACAACCAAGGATGAACAAAAAAGTTCTTGATAAGTTAGGTCTTAACGACCAAACAAATTATAGAAAAAGTTTTGCAACACTTGACAAACCAATGCAGACTTATCAACTTTCTTCTCTTGGAAAAAAATTTGGAAAAAGAAAGCAAGTAAAGAAAAAAGGTGCTTTGTAATATAGTGAAATATAAAGTAAAAAAGAAAAAAGTATCTAAAGGTAAGAAGAAGAAAAAAGGTTACTAATGGCTACATACCAGGGCAAGTCGGTTAAGTTAAATTCACCTTCCGCAATAGGTAAGGGTGAACCTGGGTATGGTCGAAAGAAATCTAAAGTGTATGTTAGTAAAGGTGGAAAAGTAGTTAAGGTAATGTTCGGTGACCCAAACATGGCTATAAGAAAAAACAATCCTGAAGCTCGTAAGAGTTTTAGAGCAAGACATAAATGCGATACTGCGACTGACAAAACCACAGCAAGGTATTGGTCTTGCAAGGCTTGGTAATGTATGGGAATAAACAGTGAACAACAATTATCTACTAACTTACCTAAGAAATATCAACTAGCACCTAAAGCTAATCAGAAATGTAGTAACTGTAGTTTCTATGAACCTGCAGGATACTGTACACTATGGAAAGCAACAGTGCAATCGTTTGCCTGGTGCGCTAAATGGAAAGGCATTGTAAATGGCTAAAAAAGTAAGTTGGATGTATGGCGGTAAAAGATATTATGGGACTCTTATAAGAGAAACAAAGACTCATAAATTTGCTCGTACAGAAAATGGCAAAATTAAAAAAATTAAAAAATAATTGAGTATTACAATACCCTGTCCAAAGTGTGGAGAGGTGTTACTACCTAAGGACGACATGAAGTGTAAGAATAAAGAATGTGATAAATATGACAGATAAAAAGTTTTGTTATGCTGCAGGTTGTCACAGACCTTTACCACCTAAAGCTAGAAAGTTTTGTTCTAAGCGTTGTTATAACAGAATTACACAACAGAAAAAAAGAGCTAAAGCTAAAGGTGTAGAGTGGACACAAGAAGAGGACCAGTTAGTTATACCTAGTCAAAAAAATGTACAACAACGAAGAGGTAAAGTTTATAACGATATTGTTGAATCAGGTTTAGGTGAAGAAATACTAAAAGGTAAAAACACAATGTCTGATGTTGCAAAGATACTTAAAACATCTGTTGCTGCAGTATCTATGGCATACAACGCATACATAGAAGATTTAGAGAATGAAGTCGCTAAAGATACTTGGGAAGTACCACAAGTAGCAGAGAAATCATTACAAGACTTTAGAGATTTTAGAGATAGGTATTTCCAAACAGAAAAAGGAGAACCATACGAAACTCCAGACTTTCACATCAAATGGATTAATTCTATTTTAGAAGCTATAGAAAAAGGTGAACAACAAATGATATTGTCACCGCCTCGACATGGTAAGACAGATTTGCTCATACACTTTGCTGTATGGATAATTTGTACTACACCTAACATTCGTATTTTATGGGTTGGTGGTAACGAAGAGATTGCTAAAAACGCAGTTAGTTCTGTACTTGACCAACTAGAAAGTAACGAATTACTTATAGAAGAGATATGTGGACCTGGACCAAAATTTAAACCTAGTAGTAGAACAGGTAAGTCTTGGTCACAAAGTGGTTTTACTGTAGGTACTAGAACAGTTACTGGAATTAAGAGTCCGACAATGGTTGGTCTTGGTAGAGGTGGTAAAATTCTATCTCGTGACTGTGACATAATTATTGCTGATGACATTGAGGACCACACATCTACAATGCAACCTGCATCAAGAGAAAACACAAGAAGTTGGTGGACAACAACATTGTCAAGTCGTAAAGAGGAACATACCGCTATGGTAGTTATTGGTTCACGACAACACTATGACGACTTGTACTCACACCTTTTAGAAAACGAATCTTGGAAAACTATTGTTGAGGAAGCACACGATACAGGATGTACTTTACCTGACTGGGAAGAAGATACACATCAAGACTGTATGTTGTGGTCAAGTAAGAGAACTTACAAATGGTTAATGGACCGAAAGCGTGGTGCAGAAACAACAGGTGGTCGTGCAATATACGAGATGGTATATCTTAATGTTGCTATGCCTGATGGACTCTCTTTGTTTGACAGAGTAGAGATAGAAGAATGTCGTGACCAAAAAAGAGATATTGGACACATACCACAAGGTACAAGACTTATAGCAGGACTTGACCCTGCATCTACAGGTTATCAAGCTGCATTTTTATGGGCTTATGATGCCGCAGAAAATAAATTACACATGGTAGATATGAACAACAGTTTAGGTGGCGGTATCCCACAAGCATTAGATATTATAAAAGAATGGTGGATGAAGTACAGCGTATCTCACTGGGTCATAGAAGAAAATGGTTTCCAAAAAGCTATACGACAAGATAAATCTATTAGAGAGTTTGCGTCTGGTCATGCAATATTTTTAGAGGGACATGAAACTTATAAGAACAAATTTGACCCTATGTATGGTGTTACAGCTATGCGTCCAATGTTCCAAGAACAAAAAATTTCTTTGCCATATCTTAGCTTTGAAGCGCAAGAGAAGGTAAACTTATATACAAGTCAGTTAGTATATTTTAGTTCTGCAAGGAACAAAAGTAAAAGCGTAGGTACTAAGACAGATATTGTTATGGCTAGTTGGTTTCCAATGAGAGCAATTAGGCGTATGCAAAAAGAAAGATTTGCAGAGTTAGGATATGATTATAATCCTAGTTTTTCTGGGTACGAACCTAGTAGTATAGATATAGATAATTGGAGATAAATGCCTTTAAATAGCGAACAATTAGCACAAAAAGTAGATTACTTACGAGCTATAAATCAAGAGGGAATGTTAGACAGGTCCAGGATTCGTGACATTATGAATGGTGGCGAAGCTGCGGTAAAAGCCTTACTTGGTGACAAGATGAATGT